CGAGGCGAGCGTTCCAGCACCGCGACGCGCGCGCCTGATTGCAGTACGGCCGCCGCGGCGGAGAGGCCGGCGATGCCGGCCCCTACCACGACAACATCAAAATCGCCGGTGACAGCATTATTCATTTCGTCCGCCATCACACTTTGCCGTAGGCAGGGCGCTCTTGATGCGCTCGGTACCATGCCTTCACATTCGGAACGGATTGCCGTTGGATGTCCAGCTGGGGCCGGGGATATTCCTAAAATGCAACCTCCTGTAAATCGCGGCGCAGATGCGCTTCGACTTTGGCGCCCGCATATTAGGCTATATCGGCTGTTTTTTCAATGAAATCAACGGCTTAGCGGAGGTAAGAACGCATGTGAACCCCGGCTAATTGCTCGCGGAACGGTTGTAGAACAAAGTCCGGTCCTAATACTGCGAAAATATTCTTAGAAAATCGTGAGATTTCAGGCCTATAGTAGGTTTTCGGCCCTAGGAAGGAGTTCGGTTATGAGCGGCCCAAACCCTACGCCATCGAATGTTCAGCGACTGCGTGGCAACCCTGGTCACAGGAAGATACGACCAGACCTTGTTGCTCAATGCCTACGGATCCTGCCCGATCCACCGAGCTATTTGGATCCGGTTGCGCGTGAAGTGTGGACCAAGGTTGGCCAGGATCTGATCAACGTTCAGGTTCTGACTGAGCTGGATCTAACAGCGTTCGCGGTCTATTGCCAATCGGTCAGCGTGCATCGGCGTCTGAAAGAGGATCTCGATCGCGAGCGCCGGCAGCATGGTGGCGTACCTGGCAATCCCGGCACGAGAGGCACAGCAACGGCTCTGAGGCTGTTAGATGACGCTGCCCGGACGGTGCTTACCCTGGGCAAGGAATTTGGACTGAGCCCAAGCGGCCGGGTGAGGCTTGGCGGGCTTGCCTCCAGACCACCGGTGCCTACGAAATTCGCTGGCCTGCTTGGACGGAACTAGCTTCGGGGTGGGCTCAGTGGTGTTGATTCTGCTGGTCTCGAAAAGTCTCACAGGGTGACTTCGGCGGTCTCAAAAGTAGATTCCCTACTACTCTATATAACTTGCACTGCAAGTTCTAACGCGTAATGGGGAAACATCTTTTGAGACCGTCGAAGTCACCCCTAATGCTTCTTTAGGGCCCAAGTCACCACACCATGCGTTATTCCAACTTTGATGAGCGAAAGCCCATCTACAATTTTGTTTTCGTTGCGCTTTAGCCACCTGCTAAGGGTGATTGGATTAGCTTTCGTACCACTGCGGTCGGAGGCCACAACAAGCAATGCGGAGATGAACGGTGCGACGATTTCGGCGCGCGCGATCACTTCTGCCACGGTGAATCGGGCAGTGGTTCCTAGGATATTTTGCCACTGAATGAGCACTGAGCGATGCGCCTCGAGCATAGGATCGCGCTCGCGAACAGCTTCCATCGTACTGCAGGGATCCTGCCGCCCTAACCAGATCAGCGGTTCACGAACACGTCGACTCCAGTCTTCGAAGCCGCCGAGCGGATCCACCTGCTTGGGCATGCCGGCGACGTGCCAGGCGCGCAGGACGGTCAGGGCCTTGGTTACAAGCTCGCCGCGGTGCTTATGGACGAAGACTTCGATCTCGCGGTTGAACTTGCGCAGCTCCGGGCGTTCCACGCCGGCGTCGAGCCGGCACAGTAGGGTGCGCCGATTCATGTCCTCCCCAAGCGTCAGGTTGTTGCCGGTGGCGCTGACGGTCACGGTGGTTGGGACCCTGACCACTCTCGAGACGCCTAGCGGACGCACGGTGATCGCCTGCTCGGTGAGCAGTTGGGCCAGGGCGGCGAACTGTAGCGGCCGGTCGCAGTTGTCGATCAGCAGCGAGCCGACACCGGCTAGCAGGGCGGCGTTGATCTTCTTTTCGGTCTCGACGTCGTCTCGGCCTTGCGCGATTCCGGCCTCTGACCGGCCGGTGGCGAGAATCGAGGCGAGGTTGACCAGCTTGGACTTGCCGGTGCCCGCCACCGGGGCCGTGAAGGCGTGCAGCGGCGCCGATCGCATCGCCCGCCGATCGAGCTCGGTCAGGATCAGCGACACGGCGACAGCTTGATCGGCAAGGCTTACAAACGGGAATTCACGCAGGATATCTTCGACGTCGCCGAGCGCGTTGGCAGCGTCATCCCAACTAGGTGCGGTCGGCACCGGCGGGAAGCTCTGCCCAACGAATAGCAAGCCGCTGAGCGGGTCGTAGCCTGGCGTCTCGCACAGCGAGCCATCTTTGCGTAGGTGTGGGGCGTGAACGATGCCGGATAGGATTGGAAGCTTCCAGTTGCGGGCCGGAGACAAGTACATGCGAGCGATATATTCGGGGAATGAGGTTAGGACATTTCGGCGCCGCCGGCCGTCGTAGCGCTCGAGCCGGGCTACGGCCGCGAACAGCGACTTGAGAAACGGGCTGTCGATGTCGATGATTTGCCAGATCTTGTCGTTGGTGGGGGTTTGCCACGGCGTCATATAGAGGCCTTTGACCCGCACCACTTGGTTGCCGCGCTGATAGAGCACGCGGAGCGGCAGCACCGCGGCTTCGATCTCATCAAGGATTCGCTCCTCCTCGCCTTCGCGAATCTCGATCACCGGTCGTGGTGGGGGCGTCGGGGCGGCCCCTGCCCCCGGGGCCTGCTGTGCGGGAGCTGTGGGGGGAATGCCGGCTCTAGCTTGCGCCTTGCCCCACTTTGCGTAGGACGCGTTGACGGCCTTATCCAAGCGCTTGATGTACTTGGCGGCGATGCCGTTGGGATACTTCTCGAGCTCTTCGCTGATTTGATCCGGCGACCAGCCTAGGCTTGCGAGATACCAAACTACCTTGCTGAAGATCTCACTGCGCTGTCCGACCGGGACGCCGTTCCTGATCAGGTCGTCATAGTATTCCTCGATCGTACGCTGCGGTCCGGCTTGATTGAGATCGATGCCGGGCGCCTTGGGCGCCGGCGCTGGCGAGGGTGGCGGCGACGTCGTGGCGCTAGCCGCGGCCGCTTCGTATTTCGCCAGTAATTGATCACCAAGCTCGGGCGGTTGTTCGATCAGCTCGGGTTCCGGTGGTTCCCCCTCAATGCCCGTTACCGTGATGTAGCGCGGGCAGTTGCGGTAGAATTCAATCGCCTGATTAGTGGTCGCATCGATCGTAAATCGGCGATGCACTTCGTGTCCGTTCGACTTCATGATGATGCGAAGGCCGGTACCCGATGGCGTTATCTCCATATAGGCCTTCATCAACTTAGCGAGTACGATTAGCTCCTTCACTTCCTCTCTAACTATTTCCCCTGTGACCACGTCGCGCACATGATCGATGTCGATCGCGGCAATGCCGGCACTTAGCAGCATGAAGCCGATTCCATCCGCTTGACCGTTCGTCACAGCGGCAACGGCATCGAAATAGCGGCCCCAAGTCGCTGGGTCGTCAACGCGGGCGTAGGTTTGTGGATAGAGCGGCTGAAATGGCGGCTTGGTCCACTTGGTTGTGCCGGATGCGTCGATACGTTTTTCCCAGCGCCAAATAACCCAACGGGGTTCGTTGGTGAGCGGGCCGAGCGCCGATAATGGCAGTTGGGATAGGTCGCCTTGGAACGTCTTTGGAGTGCCGCCGTTGTTGTTGCTCATATCGCCGCCTCCCTCTTGCCGCCGAGTCTGAAGAAGATCGAAAGCAGCCACGGCTTTTGCTTATCCGAGGGCTCACGAAACTGAGTCCGCGCCGTCACGCTATCGATGAAGTCTTGTTCCTTTGAATTCAATCGTGCGCTGCGTTCCTGACACCACATTGCGATCTTGGCCCATTGCGGTTCGCCGCCGTTCCAAAAGTCGCTGCTGCCGGATTCGCGGGCCTGCGCCTGGCCTTTTTCGATGCCCTTCTGATAGAACGCCGCGGCGTCGGCGTCGGAATATTTGAGCTCTTCGATTTCGCCCCGGTGACTTTCGATCAGGATTGCGAGGTCGTTGAATGAGATTCCGTTGGTGTTTAAACAGCGCCACATGGCGGTGGCTGCGTTGTTGCGCTCGCCTTCGAAATCGGATCCTAGTCGCCGGAAGATGTCGGCGATGTGCTTCGCCAGCGGCTCATCTAAATTTGCCATCGCCGGCCTCTTTGTGGCGCTCGCGATAACGCGCCTGCCAGATGGTCATTGCGATCTCGTATTCGATCCAAGCTTCGCGAGTGATTGCGCCGTAGCTGCCGAATTGGGCGACAAGCCCCTGCAGATCCGGTGCCGGATTGCTCCGCAACCACTCGCCAAAATCCGCTTGGGGACTCCGTGTCATGACCAGTCCATTGGTTCAGGTGGCGCAGCGATCGCACGAAAGAGCGCCTGACCAGCACGCAAAGCTTCGGCGTTGCTCACGTCGCGGCGCAACTTGATATCGACGTGCGAAAAATCGTTTTCTTGGATGACGAGGTACCGCCCGGCGCTGTATTCGCCTTCGCGCTCGATCACGTAGGCGCAGTAATCTTCCTCTCGCCAAGTGGCCCCGTTTAGCCCCACGATTTTGGTGACCAGTTTCCCGCCCTCTGATTGTTGATGCGGTGGCGGACTTAGCGGGCAATCGAATGCAAACTCGATTTGCTGCGCGCACCGTTCGAACGTGGAAAACTCATACCAGTACGGCGCATTGTTGTGGCTGCGCGGCGCTGTATTCATGAAGCGGTGATAGTCGCCGTAGCGCTCTTCTTGCTGTGCGATGTCAAAGCTGATGTCCTGAACCTTTTGCTGCAGCTCTTCGCTGGCCTTAGTCGGCGTCTTCGAGTAGTTCGTTTGCTCGCACCAACGCTTTTGGTCATCGAGCCTCATGTACGGCCACGCGAGCTTGATGTGCGCCAGCAAAATGTCTTCTTTGGATGCACCGAATACGGCCGCTATATCGCTCATGCTGCGCTCCCGCCGCCGTTGTCGCCGCCGTCGCGAGAGCGGAACTCCGCGCCCTTCATCCACTTCGCCCAAAACTCGGTGGTGCAGGCGCCCACGCCGAGCTTTTCTTCCATCTCCCGAAACTGGTGGATCAGCTCGACCCGAAATAACTCTCCTCTCTCCGTATTGCCGAAACCGAGCAGCGCCATCATTACAAGTTGCTTGGTCTCCGCAGTCTCTGACTGAAGCTTCGCGGTCATTTTGCGGAACAGCTTCTTGTGCTGCTTGACCCCGAACTGCAGCGTGGCGCCGTCGTGGACCAAGGCCGCATGCGCGCGCGCTAGGAACTGCTCGGTGCGCGCGTTGAGCGGCCCGAGTTTTTCTTGCATCTCAACAAATTTGTTGATGAGCTCGGCTTGGAACTCCTGCGCTTTCGCGTTGTCCCAACCCGTCGCCAGCAGCGCGACACCTTCCGGCGTCATATCGAAGGAGGCCCCGCCATCTCTCTCGATGAACCAATCCCTCGGATCGAGCACACGCACTCCAAACCAATCTTTCGGGTCGTCGTTCATGACCAGTCCTCCTGTGCTGACGGCGCCAAATTGTTGTTGCTTCGGTAAAGGTCGGGCCGCAGTTTTTCACGCGGAATACTGGTAACGGCCTCGACTTGCAGGATGCGTCCGGCGGGCACGCGCCGCCACTCCGAGAAAGCCTGCGCACTCATGCCGAGCAACCGAGCCAGCGCGTTGCTGCTTCCGGCCGCCTCGATCGCCAGTCGTAGGCCTTCGTCAATATCTGGCCTCATCGTGAAACCTCCTGGTTAGAAAATCTGTCGAGCTCGTCGCCCCAACAACACCAACCAGGGCGCTGCTGGCGTGCGAACAAATCGAGGTAGGGACCTTCGGTCAGCTCTTCGATGCGTTGATAGACTTCATCAGGCTTGCGCGAGTGTTCCCGCACCGGGGCAACGATGAGCTCGCGCACGGCCGCGCTCCGGCGACGCGGGGATCCGCGCCGACCGAGCCAGCAGATCTCAGCGTTGTGACGCGTGGTGTAGCCGCTGCCGAAATGCCAGCCGGTATCGAGCTTAGTGCGCTTGGCCCAAGCGAAGGCCGATCCGCTGAAGTTAAATCCCCAACCTTCCATCAGCGGCTTGACCAGGTAGACCGAGCGCAGCGGCACCCATAGGAACAAGTAGCAGTCATCGGCAGCACAGTTGGCCACCGGCATGCCGGCAAGGATCTCGATCGCTAGACATGAGTAATGATGTTGTGGAGTCCGACCTTCGCCCCTCGAGCTGTAGGTCCGAAACGCGAGGGGCGGATCCATGTGAATGGCATGCGCCGCTATGGTCGGCAGCGGGATCATGCGCGCCTCAGATAGTCCGGGATATCGAGCTCGTGCGCCGCCGGCGCTGCTGCCGCTGCCGCTGCCGCTGCCGCTGCCGCTGGCTTGGCCTCTCTCCCTTCTTTCTGTGACCACGTGATGCAGCGCTCAAGGTGGCTGCAGCCCCTGCATTTCCAATGACTGCGATCGTCAGTGAATGGCGGGAGCAGCTCACCGGCGACGGTGGCCTGAATGATGGTGACAGCTCGATCGGACCAATACTGGGCGAGCTCAGCATCGAACGGCACCAGGAAGTGAACGCGCTCGCAGGTATCGGCGTTGACTACGGTGAACAGCGCCGGATTGTCGATGATCTCGAGATAAGCCTGGTAAATCGCGACTTGGGCGGCGTAAGGCTCAAAGAGTCCAACTAAGCCGTCGCGTTCGACTGCGCGCCAGCTTTGTGCTTTCAGGCACTTGCATTCCCACAGGCATGGATATCGGAGTCCCGAAATTCCCGGGCCCGCGGTCAGGATCCCATCGGCGTGGCCGCGGAATAATCCGCCGGCTGATTTGAATTCGAGCTGTGCTGAAGGTGCGAACTTGAAGCCGGCTTTACTGAGGTGGTCGCGAGTTCTTGCTTCCGCCCAATGCCCACGGTCAAAAATATCTGCTGTGCGGGCCGGAGTCGCCGACTGATCCACCATCCAATCGAATTGAATCTTGCGCAGGCATTCAGATCCGATTGCTGAAGCACCGAGATATTTGCGACGATTTTCGACCGGCGGCGCAGCCGCTTCGATCGCCTGGTTGATCGCGATCGATAGCGGCTTATCGCTGAGGTTGGATCTGTTGAGGTTGATTGGCATAGTCGTGCCCTACGCAGGTTCCTTGCGGTCAGCGAGATCCTCGCTGACCGTGGCGCGCAGAACCGGAGCGACCACTAACTGCGCGATCCGCATGCCGCGCGTAACTTCGAACGCGCCGCCTCCGTGGTTGATCAGTACGGCCATAACTTCGCCCCGGTAATCCGCGTCGATGGTTCCAGGCGTGTTGAGCACGGTGACGCCGTGGCGCACGGCGAGCCCCGATCGCGGGCGCACTTGTCCTTCAGTGCCGGCAGGCAGCGCGACAGTGATGCCGCACGGAATCGTTGCGCGCGCGCCGCCGGGCGCAAGCACCACCACGTTATTGGCGGGGATCGCTGCATATAGGTCGAGCCCGGCCGCGTGTGCACTCTCATAGGCAGGCAGCGGCAGGTCGGCACCGTGTGGCAGCCGCACAATCCGCACCCGGGTCATGGTCGTCATTGAATTGGTCCTAGTTGGGTCTCATCAGGCACCGCATCACGGTGCGACCGGCATTTGCGCCGGTTTCGACCTTAGGCGTCGAATTCCTGTTTCTGATCGGCGCCGAGGTGCGGATAGCGAATTGCTGCGGGCACTGAATCAAGCCAGCCGCAAACCGCCTGCAGCGCTTGCTGCACATCGCGGTCGCACTCCTCGTCAAGAACGTTACTGTTGTTGACGTAATCTGCGACGAGATCGATTGAGCGAATGATGGTGTCAGGGACGTCAGTCATGTTGTCTTCTCCTCTTCCGTTCGTTCTTCACTCACGCCCTTATGCGCGCTCCATTCTTTGTGGTAGGCGAGGGCGCCCTCGAGCTTGTCAATGAGCTGTTCCAGCAAAACCGCGTTCTCTTTGGTCGTGCTTAGGTCGCACTTTGCAGTCGCTAGCCGAGCCTTAAGTTGCCCGATGGTTAGGCCGGGTATGTCGTATACTTTTACTTTGATGGCTTCTGGCTTCCTGTAGGTCATGTGGTGCACTCCGATTAGTTGGTTGGGCTCGCGTCTAAAATGGCACTGGGTCGTTGAGATCGTGGGCAGCTTTTGTTGTTGGTGCTTTTGAGAGGATCCCTTTGTCTGGAGAGTTCTCGAGAACGTTGTGGGCGCGGTCGATCAGGACGAATGCCGCGCTGAGAAAGCCGACCATCTGGCCTTTCGACCACTCGCTGAGCGGCTTCGACCAATCGATGTTCAGCTTGCCGAGTTCGGGGAGAATTCCTGCGACGGCGCCCTGGTCACAGGAGCGAGGAGCGGCGCGACGCAAGCAATACTCGAACGGGAGTCCATCTTCGACCGCCTGCTCGATACGCACCTGAATCCAGGCAAACACGATTTCGGCGGCGAGCCAGCCCCACCCTTCTTCGTTCACCTGTGACAACGGCGCCGCCGGATCGATGGCGCTGCAGTTCGCCGCTAGGCGGCGGGCGCCGGCGATGGCTTGCGCCATCGCCTTGCGTTGCCACTCGGCCTCACGCTCGAGCTCGGCGTGCATGTCACTGCGCCCACTGCGGCTTGGCGACTACGGCCGAATCCGACGCCGCTGTCGTCGACTGTGGCGATGCGGTGTTGGTGGTCGCAGCTGCTTGCGCGGCCGCGGCCTCTTCCGCTGACGGTGCGGCCCATTGGACTTGGTCCGGCGTGAGCACGTAGGCGATCGTATTCTTCGCCTGATAGTCGCCCTTCGCTGGAAGCACGCCGACCTTGATGGTAACGACAGCTCCGTTGAGCTCACTCCAGCTGTCGATATTGCGTGCCTTGGCCGCCGTCTCGGATTTGTCTGAGGGCTTAATGCCCTTGGCGCTTTCGATGAAGGCGCGCAGCGTTTGAAAAGAAATATCGCGCGCCTCTTTGTGGCCGGCCGCTTCGCCTTCGACCACGAAGTTGTTGAAGATTTTGCGGCCCTTGTGCGTGCCATCCAGCACTGTCAATTCGGCCGACAGATACTGCGACGTGCCCTTCGGGGTGGTCGTTTGAGTGAGCCAGCCACCCTCGCCGATTCCGCCGGGGCGGATCTTGACAGCGCAGCGCACCACCGTCCCGGTCGGGATCGGTTCGAAGCCGCGCTGCTCGCCGGCCTCGTTCAAGTTGATCGTCATTCTCAAACCTCCTTTTGCTTGCTGGTTAATTTGTTGATCAGTTTGCCGAGATCTGGCGGCTCAAGCTGTTGAAGCTTGCCGGATCGATCCTTGGCGGGGACGGCCCACGGATTCGGTGAGGTGCAAACAAACGCGCGGATGGTCTCGCCGCCTTCGACCGGAACCATGTGATAAGTCACGATCACGTCGACGATGCCGGGAAGTTCGCGCTCGGCCTTCTGGCCTTCGAGTTGGAGTCGCCATTCGGAGCGATTGAACTCGTCGGTGTATCTCTCCAGCACTCCGACGAAGACCACGGTCTTGTCGCGTGCGCGCTGGAATTGCTGTAGGAGCTGGATTAGCTCGCGGCCCATCAGCCCATAGGCGCTGCGAATATCTTTCTGGCCAGAGCGGGTAAGCGATTCAGGTTGCTGCTCTGCCCATCTGAGGCACAGCCGGCCTAGCTGAGTGATGGAGTCGATGAAGATAATTTTGAAGCGCTCGAGCCCGTCGAGATAGCCGCCGATCGCATTGAAGTGCGCTTCGGAGTAGCGCGCGGTCGGCGGATAAGAGGGATTCGATCCGCCGATCCTGCAGGCTAAATCGACGGCCTCTTGCCAGGTCTGGAGATTGATTGTCGCGACCGGGAGATCGCGAATCCCGAAGTCGCCGGCTTCGGCCTCGACGAATAAAACTGTTTCGACGGCAACCGTGCGCAAGAGTGACGTCTTGCCGATTCCGGTCAATCCAATGATCAGAATTTTTGGGCCGAATTGCTGGCGCAGCCGTTCGTCGGCGGTGATAATTGGGGGAGTCATGAGTTCCCCCGCAATTGCGTCAACAGGAGACGGGCAGAGTTCGTCTCCTGATGCTCGAGCGCAGCGATTCCGCCGGCGGCGAAGGCGGCGACGGCTTTGAGCAGTTCGGCTAGTTGCGGGGCCGCGCCCGGACCGAATGCGCAATAGGCGCCGTGCGTGAGCTCGGCGATCGTCTGATAGATCCGGGCGACGGATTGATCATCGCCCTCTTGGAACAGGAACACCGGCGTGTTGAGCGCCTTGGCCTCGAGGTAGATATCGGCGGGGATTTCTTCGCAGGCGTCGGAAATTAGAATCGCGGCGGCGACCGGCTTTTTGACGTGCTCGTTGCGAACGTGACGTAAGGCCTTCGCGATCTGCGTATGCCCGGAGCGGCAATAGATCCCTTCCATCATTTTTCGCAGCGCCGCCGCGTTGGTCTGCCACGACGACTTCGAGCATTCATTGAGGCCGCGATAAAAAATTAATTGCAGCTGAAGTCCGACGCCGGCGGCGACGTCGAACATGCCGGCTTGGTGTTGGGCGGCGAGATCCCAGGTCGGTTGCCGACTGGCGGTGGCGTCGACGATAAAACAGACGCGCGGCTTTTCAGCCTCGAGGCGATCCAGCAAGGCGGCTACCCGCGGGCGAACGATGGCAAGATTGTTGTTGCTGTTCATTATCTCTTCCTCCCCTGTGACCCCGCGGCGCGCTCTTGAAAGTGACGGCAAGCAAGCAGTTGCTTGTCGATCTTCGGGCCCTTCTTGTTCGTGAGTTGCTCGTATTTTTTGCAGCCTTGGTGCTGCTCGGTGTGGGTGATGGCGCCGCTGCGGTTGTAGATCTGGCGCCAGTAATTGAAGTGCTCGCATTCGCCACAGGTTCGTCCTGCAGGCCCGGTGCCGGCCCAATGCGCTTGGCCTGGAGCGGTGTTGCGGATCTGCTGAGCGAGCTCAGATGGATGCGCTTGGGTCAGGTTCGGGTGTGGTTGCATTGCTGATCTCGCGAATGTCGGTGCATTGGAATCCGTGTTGGCGGAGTAGTCCTTTCAATATCCAGCGTAAGTTCCTGATCGGGTCGACGCCCGGCAGCGGTCGGATCACAAGAATGAAACTGACGCCGCCGGGCTTCATGATTGAGGTCACACGTGTGGAGCTGTTGCGTGCTCGAGGATTCTGTCGAGCCGCGGGTTGAGCAGGCGCGCCAGCGTTTCGTCGTCGATGGTCGCGATCATCGCGTCGACTCCCATTGCCGATGAAAGATCGAGGATCGATGTCTTGGCGACTGGCGGTGCCGGCGGCTGCGGAACGCGCTGAAACATCTCACGCTGTTGGAATGCCTCACTTAGCGTCAGATCGCGATCAAGTACGGCGCGAACGGCGTCGGGACGATCCAGAATTGTGAGCCACAATTTGACGAAGTAGTTCGTGGTGCGGGAAAGCGTCGCCGCCTGAGCGAGAGTCGGCTGCTCAAGCATGAGTAGCCCGGCGCACCAACACGCGGCGAGATACGCCCGCTCGAGAACCGGCGCCTTCATGAGCAATGCGGCCCAACCGCGGCCGTCGATTTGCGGGCTTGAGATTGTGGTGGGGTTGGAATAGATGTTCATACGTTCTGGCCCTCCTGGGGCCGCTCCCGAGCGGAGACGGAGCAAGACGGCTTCACCTCGCGGGCTTGCCGTCGTTCAGTCGCGGTGCTCGAGAAGGTTTCCGCGACAGAATAAAAAGGGGCTCAGCGCTTCGCCGCGCTGGGCCCCCTCTTCATGATGCGTCGAGCACTTTTCCGAGCTCGCAGACGTCGCGACGATCGGAAGCTTTTTCGATCAGATGCGCATAACGTCGCTTGAAAGTGCTGAGCGAGAGATTCTTTAAGTAAGCGGCATGCGGCACGCTGATTTTTCGCCGGCGCTCATTCTCGGGTGTAAGTGGGGGAAATTCTCTTTGCTTGGGTTTCATCCGTAGAGTCCCTGGTTCCAGGCAAAGTTCGGCCGTCCGCCCGCGCATGAGGGCGCCTGCAAGCTTCTGATGCCTCGTTAATTGTTGTGCTGATTGATGATCAGCAGCGGACGAATTTGCTCACAGTTCGGTCAAACTGTCGACGATTCCGGCTGCTCAGCCGGCTGCTCAAAGTAACTCAAGTGGATTTGAGCAGGGGGGAAACCAAACAAATCAATGATTTGAAATATTCCTGCTCAACCCTGCTCAGGTTCTTGAGCAGGCTTGAGCAGGCTTGAGCAGGGGGGTTGAGCAGGCTTGAGCAGGGGGCGCGCGCGTCTCACAGTGCTGGGGGACACCTTCACCTTGATAGTTGCAAGCTCGGTTGCGACTTCTTTGTGAGTTTTCGTCGTGATACCAGAGGGCGGATAAAGCTGGCGCATACCCTCGATAGTGAGGCGCAACTTAAGCCCGGGTTCACGTTCGAGTTCGGATTCCGGCTGCTCGGGTTCAGGCGGTTCGTCGGAGGGTTCAAACTTAGGGTGCGGGAGTTGATCGGCCGAATCCGCGTCGGCAAGCTCGTTAGCTTCGACGGAGGGCGGCGCCAGCGGTGGCAGTAAACCTATCGAACGCATTTCCGCTTCGACGTCCTCGATACAAACGGTGAGGCCGCTGACTCGCTGATCAAGCCGGCGTGGGCGGCCTAACATTGGAAGCGGATGATAGATGGATGGACCAATGCGGTGGATAGAATTCCCTTCCCATTGGTAATCAACCGTTGCGCCTGAACAGTACGTGTCGAAAAGCGAAAAATGTTGCCTGACCTCGTCGTCTTTCGACTCCACACCCGACAATGGCGGCAGATTACTTGGCGGATCTAGATGGCGTGTGACGATTTCTTGGTAGCGATAACGAATGCGATTGCCTGCGAGGCCTCGTTCCAACAAGTCTTTAGCGCCTGCTATATGCGTCTTTTCCGCGACCAGCTGCACCGCGTTCCATAGCGCGGTGAAGTTGATTGAACTAGACTGTTCGCTATCCTGAGCCACGGTTGCCTCCGCTGGCTTTTGGTCAGAGCCGTCCGGCAGTCCAACATCTGTCGGGCGGCTCGCTTAAGTTCGACGGAAAGGTACGATCCGGTCTCCGACAACTTTGCCCTCAACGATCTGCAGCACATGCGCCTCCCAAGCTTCGAGTGCATGGCGCACTGGGCCTTCAAGCTGTGACCGGATATAAACGCCGGCGACGCCGCGTCGGAATCCGCTTACGTGGTTGAGGCAGGTTTCAATCACGTCGGGAGAGATCCCGAGCTCATGCATTCCCGTTGCGCATGATCGGCGCAAATCGTGCAAGCGCCAAGCCGACATCTTCACACCGGAGGCGGCGATGCGCTTGTCGATAATGACCTTGGAGGAACTCCAACCGCGGAAGCCTCCTGAATCACGGCCGAACACGAAATCACGGCCGGCAACCTGTGGCCGGCCTTCAAGGATCTTCCGCACCCCTGTCGTCAGCGGGACTGTGTGTTCGCGGTGATTTTTGGTTCGCTCTCCCGGCAACACAATCCGGTCGGAGTAGATCTCTGACCAGCGCAGGCCGCCGATCTCTGACATACGCGTGCCGGTCAGCAGCAAGAGGCGGACGATCGCCGAGAAATCCTCTTGGGTGTCAGTCGCCTGCCAGATGGCGCGCAGGCCGTTCGCGTCGACGACGTGATTGCGAGACTTGATCGGCTGACGCTCGACCGCGGCCGCCGGATTATGGGCAATCAGCCCTTGGCGCACTGCCCAAGCCAGGAAGGCGTGTAACGTGCGCCGGACGTTGTCACAGGTGGCAACGCCATTGTTGACGGCGATGTTGCCCAACCGCGCTGTGATCGTCTGTGCGTTGAGGGCCGCGATCGGAATATGGTGAAACGGCTTGAGATAGATCAGCAGATGCCGCTCGAGCTCGGCATAGGTCCGCGGCCTAGTCGCTTGCCGCTTCATTGGGAGGTAAGTGCGGAGAATCGTGCCGAACACTTGTTCGGCCTGCAGGCGCGCATCCTCGCGGCTACGACCCGGATCCCGACCTAGCCGAACCGCGGCCCGCAGCTCACTAGCACGCTTGCGGACCGTGGCGAGTGTGATGCCGGCGACGTCGAACGTCGTCGACCGCTGCTTGCCGCCGGGGGCTTCCCACTTGAAGATCCAAGTTTTCCGAGTGCCCTTGGCGCCACGGCGAATCCGTAGCTTCAATCCGGGGAGTTCGTCGTCGGCAATGAATTGCTCAGATTTGCCCCGCCCAAGCGCGAGCTCGGCAACGATTCTGTCCGTCAGGTGCATCCCTTTTCCCTGTGACTTGGTAACGGCTGGGTAACGGCGCGCCTGGGCGCTCGTGACCTCGTCTCAGGTCGTTAGATTGTTGACGTGGGCTTGATTGTCAAGCTCCTGAATGCTTGTGAGTTCTTATGATCAACTGTCGTAACTTACTTCCAAGCTGATGACGAGGGTTCGATTCCCTTCACCCGCTCCAACAGCTTCGGTGCCAACGACGGGCCCGGGTTGCCAGGTAGCGCAGACGCCGCGGCGGCGGCGGGTTTCGCCGACGCGCCGAATCCTGAAAGAGTTGAACTAACGTCGGACGATTGCGAAAAACCGACTGGCCGTGTTTGCGCAAGATGACCACGGACGCAA